TGTCGTAGATCGTTCTGCTGCAAAGAGAGCGAGCCGGCAGGGACATCGCCCGTGTCAGCATTGTTGCGAAATGTGCCAGAAAGTTCGACACAACCTTCGTTTAGATACCAGACTGCTGCTAGAGCGCCTGTAACGCCTGCCGAGGTGTATTCAGTAGCGCCCGATGTTGGCGCAGAAGCGGAAGGATAAACAAACAGTCCATATGCACCACCATTATTAGCAATGCCTTTGGTGTTTAGAGTGGCATCAGTTTCCCAGCCAGCGCGACCAGCGCCACCGCCTTGTCCTGCGGATACTCTTGAATCTTGTGCTCCCAAGAGGCGCACCATTGTTAGAGCATTGCTGTTTCTCAAATAAGCTTGTGCTGCAAACCCAGCGTAAGTGGGAGCGGTATAGTTACCATCTCGCCAAACATCGCCACCTTCGCCGCCAGCCAAGGGGTTTCCAAAAATCTCAACATATTCAGAAAATGACCCAACTTTGACGGGACGCATTGCTGGACCTTTTTCTGTTCGTCCGATGAGGACTGGACCCATGTCCGCAGCAACCCGAGGTAATTGAGAATTGTCGATCTCATTTATAAAAATACCGGGTGAAATAAATTTGAAAGATTTAACTGGCATTACGAAGTGTCTCCTTACAGCGCTTCAACATAAATTATTAAGAATAGTATATATTCGTATTATCGTAAGTAAATAGTTAAATAAATGGTGAAAGACCCAAATAACTCAAAAACTAATCTTTGTAAAATGGAACATTTCCACTAATATGTACATTCTCTGGGATGTCACCAAAAATTACAGATTCCCTGCCCATCTTAACTTCGACGGCATTCTCTCTTCTAACAATTTTGGGACGTTCATCGTTTTTGTCGCCCCCTATTATATACCCAATTACGTTAAATGTAATTTCTGTTTGGTATCCCCTTGCATCCTCCATTAGTGAGGCGGCATTGTTCGTTAAGGTATAATCAGGTTCAACAAAAACCTCAAACGTATGACCATCCTGACTAATATTAAAATAGTTTATTCCACCGGGTCTAGTTATAAATGATGTGATAATCTCATTTACTTGTTGTTGGTATTCTGTTTGAAGTAGCAGCTTATAATTTATTTCCAAGTAAATGGGAACTGGCATCGTGATAGTTTCATAGACTATCTTTGTATTCGGTTTAGGAAAATTACTTTGCTGTGTTGATACTGGCTCAGATCGGCTCAGCAATATTCTCTTGGCATCGGCATTCGCAAAATTAGCAGTTTTATCTTGCTTAATCACTCTTGCGACAGTCATACGACCACCCTTGTTATCCGATTTGTTTGGTGGCAAAGATGCATAAAATGCCCCTCTTTTAGTTACATCTTTAGCAATAGAAATTCGCTCAAGAGATATCAGGGGATAGATTAGAAATCCATTTACATCTCGTAGATCTTTATTGTGCTTAATCTGATACGCTCTTTCCGCACCTGTCCAAATAAATGGCACCTTTTTCCAGCCCTTGTTGGTACTACAAAAAGGATTAATATTTTCATCAATATGTTTAAAAAGAGCACGATCAATAGTCTCTATAGTAGAGGGCATAAAAGAAATTTCTTGCAAAGGTGCAAGCTCAGTTCTTCTTGGGTTCTTTCTTGGGTCATCAAGTGGCATCGAATAGTCCCTCTCGCGAATATGCACAAGTGGCTATGACTTCAAACTTGTGATCAATTTGTCCAAATAATTGTCTTGCCCATGCAACAGTTGTGATCTCGTAAAAATAATCGCCATACAATACAAAATCACCCTCTCTAACATATAGATCTTGATCGTCAGTTAGTCTTCTTTTGTGGAAATAAATTGTAATCGTATTAGCCTTATCAACTCCAACGTGTTCATCGGCTTTTGTTTCCGTACTTTGGTAATCAACAAGCGCATATACTCTTACCGGTGGGAGAAATGATTTTTCTATAGCTTCGCCATATAGATCGTTATAGTTTGTGGTGGTCTGATCTATTGGATAATATACGACCTGTTGTCCAATAACTCGCTCAATAAGCTCGTCGTTTACTTGTTTTACTAAGTTTCTTTCTTTTTTTCCAAAAAATAATGGAGGAGGAGGATTCTTAGGCTGTGACCATTTATTGTTTGCCATCTATCTCCTTCTATCCAATGAAAATGCCTGCTGGGATAATCTGGTTAACTCGACTAGTAGACTCAACAATGGTCGCGTCAGACTCAACTAGAGATTGATAAGTAAGCTCATCAAGTACTTCTCTTAGCTCCGTTCTTAATTTATCTTGATCTTCTCGGGCTTCTGAGATTAGGGCTGGTCCATTTAGTGTTACCGATTCCCCCGGTATGGGGACGGTGGCAAATTTGGAGCGAATTTGTCCCAATGTTTCTTTTGAAAGAGCGAGTGTAAATCTTCTAATCCATTGTTTTCCAATTGAATTAATATTTGTATATGGAATATTGGCGAATGGTAGCGTATTCATATTGTTAACGCCCTCGGTTCCAATTGTTCTGTCATAGGATTGGGACCATGCATCGTCCTCAACTCTAAAATTAACCCAATAATAAGCTGGGGCTTCAAGAACAGATTGTGGAAATATTCTTAGTTTATTATTTTTAATTTCATAGGAATAATGCGAGTTTCTTGTATATATGGCATCTTCAAACTGCATTGCTTGCGCTTTGTTTTGCCAAACTGGTATTATTTGAAATGTTGAATCATCTGCATATTGCCCATAGTTTGCCAAATTGCCAACAGTATTCAAGCCACCATAATATCCGAAGAATCTCCACATAGCTGATGGTGTTTTATAATATACTTTATCAATAATAACTTTTTTATTTCCGATATTTGCATATGGTACTGGATTTCCTGTTGCAACGTCTTTATTGGCTGCTGAAGCGCTGGAAATTATTTGTTGTAAATCATAATCTTGCTGACTAGCAGTCGCAGCAAAAGAGGCAGAATAAATTGTAGTTGAACCACCGACACCAGCGTGGACCGAGACAGCATCCGAAACTCGTTCTGAATATTGAAGAGTAAACTTTGGGTATTTTAGGGAGATTTGATCGCCCTTGAGACTTGATGAAAGCTCCCCTGATTTGAATTCTCCATCATGGTTAAATGTTCCGGTTGAATTTCCTAAAAGATTTGATAATACATTTTTTGATTGATGCAAATTAACAATATAAGAATATTCTAAACATGCTTCTTCATATGCTGCATAAACACTTCCCGTAGTGAGTTCAATATCAAGAATATCTCCACCGAGTTTTTGATAAGTGTATGCAACCTGATCAACTGCGCCAGATACAAAATCAGCAGAGGCAGTATAGACACCAATTGGACAATGCGTGGCCACTTGAGAAGTGGACGGATCATTTCCGGTATGATTAAGATGTGTCGAACCAGATGCTGGGAGCACAACTGCACTAAAAGAGCTGGCTGGTGAAAGTTTTGGGATTGCCATTAAATATAAGCCTCCTCAACTTAAATAGTTGAACAGTAAAAGAAAACCCTCGCCATTTGCATGACGAGGGAATTCTTTTTTTACGCTATTGTCTATCTTGTTTTATTTAAACAAGGTCAACAACGACTACTAGTCCATACATGTCAGGACGAACCATCTTCTTGCCGTAGCGCGTCATGACTCCCTTGCGGGGCACGAAGTCTTCGGTTCCGAAGATAGTAGGCGTGACTTGTAGTGGGACATATGGAGCATATACATAGCCGCTTTCTAAGAAAGAACCACCCTTGCGTCCGACGAGAACGACGTTACGCGGGAAGTAGGGGTCTACATAGACATCCCATTTCTTGGAAAGTGCGCCAGTCTTGACAGCACCAACAGTACCTCTGTCTGCATCACCAGTGACCTGAGCACGGAATCCGGCAGTGAACTCAAGAACATTAGCAACTTCTGGTCCAACGACGATGAAGTTAGCTCCTCCTCTTAAGGTCTTGCGATGGATCTGTGCAGAGACATCATTGATTGTCTCAACAAGAGTCTCATACCACTCAGAAACAGTACCAGTAAAGTCTGGAGTTGCTGTGGTAGCACCTTGCTCCTGACCTGTGAGCCTGTTTACAAAGCGACCAGCCGCACGCGACCAGTAGTATGTACCAGCGGTTGCGCCTTGGACGAGATCATTAAGAATCTCACGGTCAATCTCTAGAGCAATTTGCTCAGAGAGAATTGAAGTAAGTTCAACCTCTGCATCCAAGTTGTGGTAGGCGTTAAGATCTTGTCCCAACTCCGGTGTCCACTTAGCCTTGAGCTTCTTGGTGATCGCGGTAATACTCACAGAGTCAACCTTGATGTCAATCTCGGGAATGACACCAGAGGTCGAACCAACGGCTGCTGCTGCTTGTTCAGCACCCCAAAGCTGCTTACCGATAACAGAGCCAACAACACCACCTGCACCGAAGTCATCAGTCGCTGCAAAGCGGTAGTCTAGCGTATCATCGTTGACACCATATGAAGCGGACAACGCTGCAATTGTTCGAGTATCAGATGCGACGAAAAGCAAAAGGTGAGTTTTTGCGTCACCGGGCTTCCACACGCCGTGATTGGCACTAGATCCTGACCACTGGGTCAAGCGACGAATATGTTCACCGGCGATGTTGTACGATGCTGAAATACTGATAAGATCATCGGTATTTAACTGATCGAGACTCGATACGGGTACCCTCTGAATAAGCACGTTGGTTGTTCCAGAAGTGAAGTCTGGGTCGTAACGACAGAGTTGCTCTCCGTCGCCGCCGCGCATGGCTTCACCCTGGAGCGATGTAGACGAACCCGGTGCGGTCCTAGCAGTCCACGCGCCGACGCCGGTTCCACCGCCACCGAACGTTCCAGAAGCAACATTTTGGATTGCAATGCCCAATACTGAGCCTGTTGGTGAAGAGTAACCATTATTTAAAGCATAAAAGCTATCTTCTGCGTTCTCGCCGGAAAGCGAAACACCACCAGTAATTGCTGCACCAACCTTGCCGCCACCATACAAAGATTCCGTAGATTCGTATCCTAGACGAGTACCAGTATCACTAGATACGGTGAAGTCAAGGAAGAAAATGAGTCCAGATGGTAAGCTCATTGGTTGTACACTAACGAGATCGTTAGCGACTAGCCCACCGAATACACGGCGGACAATTGGAAATGCGACGGCAGCAAAGCCTTCAACATCGCCAGTAGCCATAGCAGAAGTTTCACGAAGAAGCTCCTTGGCTTGGTTTTCAAGAAGACGAGCCATGCTATTCTTCTTGCGGTCATTATCAATACCCTCTAAAAGTCCAGTGCGCTCCCACTTATTTAAGAGTGCGGTACCTTCCTTTGAAAGATCTCTATCGACAATGCCTTCAGTTAGTTTGTTTAAAACGGACATTATTTATTACCTCCTTTAATGCCTGCTAATGCCTTCATCCGATCAAAATGCGGATTTTGGGCACGAACTTCCCTTCTTCGGGGAAGTGTTGGCGACGGTCTTTCCACTGCTTCACGAAGTGATTGTGGAGATTTACTGTTTCTAGCATCTCCCACTGCGTTTTGAAGAGTTTCATAAATGACCTTCGCCTCTTCAACTGAATCGGCATTTGAAATAGACTCGACAATTCTTTTCTTTTGTCGCTCATTCAAGGAGGTGCTATTTAAAACACGATTAGTATAAAGTAAACGAGCGTTGGAAAGATTAACTTCTTCCAATCGCCCCTTAAGATGTAAAACTGTTTTGTGGAGATTTGACTTCGCTTTGCGAAGAACGTTTAATTGCTCCGTATATGTATTAAGCTCTTTTCTGGCTTTTTCGAGTGCCTCATGTTCTTCGGCAAGTTCATCGTCTTTTAGGGATGCAAGCTGTGCTTTTTGTCCCTCAAGGTTTCTTGCTGTGGGTGTTGCTCGTCCGCCTGGACCTTGATCGGGAGCGCCGACATCTACCTTCAACTCT